CGCTAGATGGGTGGTATTATGAGTCTCATCCTACAGGGGTCAACTAGCGGTTCAGTTACATTACAAGAACCAGCCGTTGCTGGTACTACTGTATTAACTTTGCCGACCACTAGCGGAACTGTTTTAACTTCTGCGTCTACTATACCTAGTAGCCAATTAACTAACGCTGGATTGGTTCGTGTAACTAGTGGAACTTTATCTTCTGCATCAGCAATTACAGTAGATGGGTGTTTTACATCTACTTATGTAAATTATGTAATTTATGTAAATGCTGCCTACACAGGAAGTGCAGACCAAGACGCATACCTACAATTTAGGGCAAGTGGTTCAACCAATAGTTCTGCCGCTTACCCATACAATGTAAATTATATAAATGCTGGTGTAAATGCTGGAACTGCATCATCTAGTTCAGGCGGTGCAACATCATGGGTTTTATACGATAACATGGATAGCGGTGCTATTTTTAATGGTGTTATTCAAGTATTTAATCCACAAACATCTACCAAAACAACTGGTCAATGGTTTTTGTACGCTGAAGATAGTGGCAACTTCAAACAAATGTTAGGCTTTGGTTTTCAATCGCAATCAACTGCTTTTGATGGATTTACTTTAACTTTACAAAGCGGAACACTTACTGGAACTTACGATATTTACGGAGTAGCAAGATGATTACTATAAATAAAAATGGCTTAGATTATGTGTTGACTGCCGAAGAAGAAACAGAGTATCTTGCTAATATTTCTAAGATAAAATCTGATGGGCAAGCGGAAGAATATAAATTTAAACGAGCCGCAGAATACCCACCTATCACCGATTACATTGATGGTGTAGTAAAGGGTGACCAAGCACAGATTGATAAATACATTGCTGACTGCTTGGCGGTCAAAGCTAAGTATAAAAAGGGAGTGTCATAATGGCATCAATTATCACAGCCACAACTACAAACGGGTTGTCAACGAGTGCTGACAACTCAGGCTCATTACAGTTAGCTACCAATAACGGCACTACTGCGGTAACAGTAACTACTGGTCAATTAGTAGGTATTGGTGTTACTAGCCCAACAGCAAGGCTTCATGTATACGGTGGTAGCAACAACCAGTTTAAAGTGGAATCTAGTGGCGCAGAAGCAAACTTTACTCTTGCTGGCACTTCTTATGGGCAAATTAATAACAGCGTTGGTGATTGGTATTTAACTAACGATGCTTCAGCCAATATGATTTTTAGAACTGCATCAACAGAACGGATGCGTATTGACTCTAGTGGTAATTTAATAATGGCGGCTAGTGCTGGATATTTACAGTTACCAACAAACCAAACAATGCGAGTTCCTTCAACTGGTGGAATAGGGTATGTAGGAAATATCAATTCAGCAACTGTATTTCAAATTGCATATAACTCAACTTCTGCTGGTGTTCAATTAAGTAGCGGTGCTACATCATGGGGAACTTTTTCTGATAGCAGACTTAAAAACATTACAGGCACATATACAAATGCTTTGAATGATATTGCACAAATTCAACCAGTTAAATTTACATGGAAGTCTGACGAAGATAGCAAGCCACAAGTCGGTGTAATTGCTCAATCAATTCAAAATGTTGTGCCTGAAGCAGTAGATTCAACAACTATTGAAATGGATGGTACTGAAGAATATTTAACTGTTCGCTACACAGAACTTATCCCATTGATGATTGCTTCAATCCAAGAACTTAAAGCAGAACTAGATGCAACTAAAGCAGAAGTTCAAGCATTAAAAGGAGTCGCATAATGCCTATAACCTTAGACGGCACAAACGGAATAACAACTCCCATGTACAACGGGAGTATTACTGCTAATGCGGTAACACCATCCGTTAATATGAAAAACCGCATCATCAATGGTGCGATGGTGATTGACCAGCGTAATGCTGGTGCTAGTGTTACTCCAACATCTGATTCTACTTACACACTTGATAGATGGAAAGCAAGACTTACTCAATCATCAAAATATTCTGTTCAGCAAAATGCTGGCTCTGTAACTCCACCAGCAGGATTTACTAATTATTTAGGTGTTACTTCTTTGTCTGCATATTCTGTTAGTGCTAGTGATTTTTTTGTTATACAGCAAGTAATTGAAGGGTTTAATGTTGCCGATTTAGGTTTTGGTACGGCTAACGCTAAAACAATTACTATTAGTTTTTGGGTGCGTAGTTCATTAACTGGTACTTTTGGTGGTTCAGTTTACAATGATGGTGGTTCAAGAAACTATCCATTTACCTATACAATTTCTTCAGCAAATACTTGGGAACAAAAATCAATCACGATTGCTGGCGATACATCAGGAACATGGGCAACAACTAGTGGTGCAGGACTACAACTTCAAATTGGTCTTGGTGTTGGTTCTACTTATAGCGGAACTGCTGGTGCATGGTCAGCCACAAACTACCTTTCAGCCACAGGAGCAACATCCGTAGTCGGAACAAACGGAGCAACTTTCTACATTACTGGTGTGCAATTAGAGGTAGGCAGTACAGCTACTAGCTTTGATTACAGACCTTTTGGGACTGAATTGATGCTTTGCCAACGGTATTTTTGGAGACAAACATATACATCAGATGCACCTTTTTCAATAGCTGTTGCATCAAGCTCAACAGGGATGCGTGGATGTATTCAATTTCCTGTTCCTATGAGAACAAATCCAACATGGTCTGTTGGAACTATTGGTCAATTAATTGGTCAATCTAATTCTACAAACTATACTGCTTCTGCATATTCCATTCTTGGTTCTTCAACCAATGGAGTTTATTTTTCATTAACTTCATCAGGAATGACTGGTGGCATGGCTTTGTCACTAACACAAAATGCTGATATTAATTCTCAATGGAGTGCGGAATTATGATTAAATATCAATTAGTTTTAAATCCAATGGGAACACAATCAAATGCTGTAAATAAATTTGTTGATAATAAACAAGTTTTATCAGTTCCATTTGACCCAGCCAACACAGACTACCAAAACTTCAAAAAAGATGTCTTAGCTGGTGCAGAAATGCAAGATGATACTGGGAATGTGATGACACAAGCTGATGCGTTTGTTGGGACTTTGCCATAATGTTTATCATTGACTGGGTTTTCGATAAGATGGGCTACACCAAAAAGGTGCATTGGCTAACTCTGCTGAATTCTTGGGAAGGTGAAGTTAAAGCCACGCCCAAAAAACCTGCGGTTAAAAGAAAACCTGCTGTCAAAAAGACTCCTACTAAGACTGTCAGGAAGAAAAATGGCTAACGAAATTGAAAAAGAAATCGTTAAAGAAGCCATTAAAGAGTGGTTAAACGAGAAAGTAACCCAGTTTGGTTGGTTCTCTATCCGTACTATTTTCTATGTCTTTGTAGGCGGTTTAGGCTATGCCTACCTAACAACTCATGGGTGGTCTTTGCCAAAATGAAACTATGGAACTTCACGAAGGGATTAAAACCCTAACTAGTAACCTTGATACAAGCCGTCAATCGGCTAAAGAACTGTCTAAAAGTATTGAGAATGTACAAAAAGAAGCCACCGATGTTGCAGTACAAAGGAACATAGATAGACGCAGAGAGTTACGAGAAAACGAAGTACGCAAAGAACTGTTCTTAAAACGAGTATTAATTCAATGGGAACACGAAGAACGGGTTAGGCGAGAAGAAGCACAAATTAGAACCGACTTTCTTAAAAAATACGGCAAACGATGGGCAGAAGTTGAAGCCTTGAAAGCCAAGTTAGAGAAGCAAGAGAAAGATTTTCAGAAAGAATTTAACAAAGATTTAAACAAGGCTAGAAATGCACAGTTTTGGTGTTTTGCGGTAGCTGGCGTAATAGCTTACTTTTTAGTATGGGGTTATAAATAATGTTTCCATTGACAGCGATTCTTGATATTGGCACTAAGCTCATTGACAAGCTCATCCCCGACCCTGAAGCAAAGGCTAAAGCTCAGTTAGAACTGGTAAAACTCCAACAAGAAGGCGAATTGGCTAAAATGCAAGCCGATATAGCCGAAGCCCAAGAGGTTACAAAGCGTTGGGAAGCCGATATGTCTAGCGACTCTTGGTTATCCAAAAACATTCGCCCAATGGCTCTAATCGCTATTTTTGGGGCTTATTTCCTATTTGCTATGATGTCAGCCTTTGGCTACGATGCTAACCAAAACTATGTCCAGTTGCTCGGTCAATGGGGGCAAATCGTATTTCTAGCCTATTTTGGCGGTAGAACGGCTGAAAAGATTATTGAGATGAAAGCTAAAAAATGAGATTTGAGGAGTGTTTAGCCCGTATTCTGAAGCATGAAGGTGGTTATGTAAACGACCCACTAGACTCAGGTGGTAGAACCAATTTAGGGGTTACACAGAGGGTTTGGGAAGAATTTGTGGGGCATCCTGTCACCGAAGCTGATATGAAGGCTCTAACCCCCGAAAAAATAGCCCCAATGTACAAATTAAAGTATTGGAATCCTAGCTACTGTGAAGTCTTACCGAAAGGCTTAGATTATGTGGTATTTGATTTTGCCGTTAATGCAGGGACAGGGCGAAGCGTTAAGACGCTACAACAGGCGATTGGATGCGTGGCTGATGGAGTTATCGGGCCTAAGACTATGGCAGCAATTAATGATGCAAACCCTAAAGACCTTATTGCAAAGTTTTCAGACGCTAGGGCAGACTTCTATCAAGGCATAGTGGCAAGAAAACCCGACCAAGCTCGCTTTATTAAAGGCTGGCTTAATCGGGTTGAGGATGCTAGAAAACTAGCTCTTGAGGAAAACAATTAACGCTACAAACAGGCTCATTATTAACAAAGCCTTTTCAGTCCAATACGCCCTATTAAGACGGGCTGGGTCGTGGATTAAATAAGACTGTAGCTCAAGCATATCGGTGTCTTTCTCGACATACTTGGGTGGCACATAATACTTACCAATACTGACTTTGCCGTTGTTGTATGGAATGTTCATAGATACCCCGCTAAACCATAACCTAGAGTTGTACACGCTACTGCAAATAACACAAATAAAATTGTAGCTACAAATGGGTTCATTCTGTCCTCGCTTTCATCATAGCGTCAGCAACTACATAAGAATAATCACCAATCCAGTTATCAACTTCAACTATATTTATGCTTACATCATCTGATTTGCCAATAATTGCTTGCATAGCTTTGGCAGCAAAGTAATCTCGTAAATCCATGCCCGTGCAGTCATGGGAAATACTTTCATCGTAGTTTCTATAAGTTGTAGGAAATGCTTTCATGCGTTCACCATATCGTTAATTGCTTCTTGGATTTGTTCAAAAATTGGGTTATTAGCGACCATCTCATAGATGCTAATACCACCCACCTCTAAATCCTCAATTTCTACATAATTGCCCATAATGCCAACATCAGGTTCACTAGGCAGTTCTGTGCCATATACATCAACAGGCGTATCGCCAATCGTTACAGTACCAATCATGATATTCCCCCAGTTCTTATTACATAAACAATAGCAGGTATGCCAAACGCCAACACACCTGCAACCATACCTAATAAAAAGTCTTTCATAAATCCCCCTTTGGTTAAACAACGATTAAATATTAAGCCAACTTAACATATAGTGCAACTAAGTACTTTCCCTAATGTATAAAAAGACAGGGCAAGATTTGGTAGCTGTTTCATGTAACGCTGAAAGCCGCAAAATTCGTTACTTGCCACATCCTCTTGGGGCGGCTTAACGCCCTGTAAAGGTGGGCTACTCGCTGTTTTGTCAGATATTGCACTACTTTCTCCGCAATTCAAGATTTCGGTACATCACCAGCTTTCGCCCATTGTAAGGTGGGGTGGCCCTCGGTGTGAAGGAGATTGTGGCAGGGGGATTGCCGCCACCCCGTAATCATTATAGTTTATTCTTTGCCCGATAAAACGCTAAAAGATGGGTAAAACATTCCCACCCGATTCGCAGGTCATCATCAGGTATCTCGACTAGTTTAGCCTTATTTTGTAGGGCGTTGACATAAACAATGGCACAACGAGCTTTAGGCATCTCAAAGCCTTGTCTATAAGCTGCCAGTTGCATTTGGTGGTCAAAGAAGTAATCGAGCTTATCTAGGTCTTTTTCTGTTGTTTTAAAGTCAACCACAAAGCCTGACTTGGCAACTAAGTCGCATTTACCGCCAAATCCACCATAAGCAAAGGACTTCTCAGAAATCCATAGCTGTGAGCCAAAATGCTCGTTTATGGCGTTTTCTACGGCTCGGACATAGGGTGGTAGCTCAGGTATATAAATACCCTCGTAGAAGGCTTCTATGACCCCATGTATCTGCGTTCCCCGTTCTGCTGCTTGCTTGGCAGTTTCTTTAGAATCCGATACGACCCGACTTAGCCAATCTTCCTCAGATTCACCCTCTAAGCGAGGTAATGTAAGTGCAGCGAGAATGGCTTGTTGTTGTTTCCATACATCCAATGCGGGTTTTGACGCACAACCAATAATTGTGGTGACGCTGGGCAATAAACCATGTTCTCTTGCGTCTTTGACAGTTGTGTTTCTTTCTTTGCCATTCTTGCCAACGACCCGATAGGCTGGACTGCCATTGGGTAAGTACCAATGACCACTCTCACTTTGATGCTCTTTCACTAACATACATCCCCCTGTTAAACATTACATTAACTGTAGCACAGCCGTTCTATCATCTGAGTTTCTAACCCTGTCGGCACAAGCCTGAACCACAGTCTTAATGACAGTTTCCAAGTCATCTTGGGCAAACCCGATGATGGGTACTTCCTCATCGTAGCCCCGTTCTTGGAAGGTCTTGACTGTATATTTTTGGTCAATAAAGTCTTTAATCATGTGGTTCATGGCTATCTCCTCAAAAAGGAATGTCATCCTCTATGGCAGCGTCTTGCAGTAGCTTATTAACATCGGGCTTACTGAAAGTGTTGCGATATTCGGCTGACTGCATAATTTGGTCTTTTAAGCCTTGTGATAGGCTGTCAAAAACCTCTTGGTCAAACTTCTGCAAGTCAAACAAGACGCAAGGGTTTACACCTTGTGGTACGCCAGCTTTCTGTACGATTGCAGGTACTGGGGTAATAGCCACCGCATCAGCGTAAGTATTGCCGTTATTGGCAGTTCTGTGCTGAACAGTAACCATGCACCATTTATCCAGTAGGTTTCTAAGGTCAAAGCCACGCAACTCATCATCGGTAAATGATTTGCCACGCCAAGATTCCAAGTCCTTCCGTAACGAAGCCTTATCGCCTAGCGACAGCGTGTAGTTGCGTGTTTGGATAAGGGGTTTGCCCTCAATCTTTAAATCATCGCCATGAAG